TCAACAATTTGACCCACTCCCTTAAGCTTGTTTCGCATTTTAAAAGATAGGAGTATGGCGAAGGAACTAAATAAGTTAACTCCTTCGGTAAATGCGGAAAAAATAGCGAGTGACTTAGCAATCTCATGCCAATCTTTTTCGTCATTAAAACTATCCCTAATAGACATAAGGTTTTCAATTTTAGCCATCGTAGTTTCATCTTCAAGAAACTCTGAGAAGTCGTCAAGTCCAAGTTCTTCATTTAATAAGGAATATGCTTCGGCGTGTATTGTTTCCATAGCCCCAAAGGTGGTCGCCATTGCTATGACTTCTGGTTTTCTAAACCATTTAGTTACCAGACCTGTCCAGTAGTCATTTACTACTGTTTCAGTTTGGGCAAATCCCTTAAGAATAGACCCAATTATATTTTTTTCAGTTTCGTTTAAATTTTGTTTCCAATCATTAATATCACTCATCATTGGAACTTCTGTGTGGATCCAATGAGCTTGTTGTTGTTTAAGCCAATAGTCAGCCGCTTCGGGATATTCGAAGGGTTTATAGACAATTCTTTCCTCTTTTAGGTTTTTTTGAGACATTTGTTATTTTTTGTTTATGTGTTTAGTGAGAAAAATTGTTGCGCTAATGCGTCTCGATCTAAAGTATTAAGATTAGTACCAGGTAATTGTTGAACAGGGGCGGGACTATCACTATCATCAAAGTGATGATCAGTAACTTCAAAATGTCCCGTAGAAGTATCAGCTACTACTGAATATGTCATTCCGTCCATTCCGTATCTATTTTTCATAATGTGAAATCTTCCTGTCCCATTTATTTTATCTTCCTTTTTACGTGAAAGAGATATAGCAATATCAGTAACCATCATTTTATCATAGCTACCTGCTGCTTTATCACCTTCAATAACATCATCTTTTGCTCCAGAGCGGTTTACTTGAGAAACTGACCAAATAGGTAGTTGTAATTCTTTAGCAAGACCTTTAGTGCTTAGATAAATATCATCAATTTCCCCTTTTCTGTCCTGGGTTCGTTTCTTTGATGAAAGGAGATCTACATAGTCAACAATAATTAAATCAGGTGCAAATCCCAAATCTTGACATTTTTGAATATGTGAACGGAGAGTATTAACTGTTGCCATTCCAGGTGAAAATTCTTTAATAATAAGTTGACCTGGGAGTTGTTCTACTACTTCATCTATTCGGGCTCTATGTTTAGATAGTGTATCTACTGGATTACCTGTGAAAAATGCATCATAGCGTCGACCAACATAATCTTCGCCAAGTTCTAAAGTATAGTGCAGTACACTATACCCCATTTTTACGGCGTATCCACCAAGAGCAACCAAAGTCCACGACTTACCTCCTCCAGGGTTACCAAATATAAGACCAAAATCTCCGTTGCCCAGGCCCCCTTGCATAAATTCATTAAATTTTCCCCAAGGTGTAGGGACCACTTTTCTAGCATCTTCTCTATATCGAGCTTCTGTGTCTTTAAGGTATTCATGTCCAATGTTTTTATCGTTACCTGCTTTTAAAGCATTATCAATTAATCCTCTAATAGATTCAAAATCACCTGAGTTAAGTAAATCTACACTATTTAAGAGAGCTTTTTTAAGTTGTTGGTTTTTACAAAATGCAGAAAATTCTTCTTCAACATATTCTAAATCTGATTTAGATGATTGATAAGCTTCACGTAATTGTTCTTTAATTGAAAGTTGTAATACTTCATTTTCAACCTTCTTCATTTCTACTTTTAACACCTCCATTGTAGGAGTAGTGTGGTATTGTTCGAAATAATCTAAAATATTTTGAACAATCCACTTATGTGCTTGATTATCAAAATATTCTTCACTTAATACATCATGCATTTGTTGAAGAAACTCCTTATGAGTAAGAAGTGAAGATAAAACCTTTATTTGAAAGGCAGCGCCGTATGTTGTTAAAGAATTAAGTGTCAAAACCTTAATATATTAGTCGTGTGAATGTATCTTTTAGCCAAAATTCTGTGTTTTTAATATGATGATTTAATCCATCTTCACTATATAAACTCATGAATTCCAAGATACGAAGCTCATTAAGTGGTTCCAATGGTAGTTGAGAAAGATATTCCTTTTCTTCCTCTGAAACCATAGGGGTTTCTAAATCCATAATTTTTTTAGTATTAATTAATCTTTCCCAATCATGGACTACTCTAGCAAATACTACACTATCTTTTAAGCGTTCTACACTTAAATCATATAATCTATCAAAGGGCATAACACCTTCTGCTAATTCAGGAAATCTTTTAAGTACCCCCTTTTTACCTAGACCTTTAATGCCCGGGACTTTATCAGAGGCATCTCCTAATAAGACTTTATAATGAATAAAGTTTTCAGGGATAATTCCAAATTTTTCTTTTACAGTAGCAACATCATAAAATTCTCTTTCTATAGGACGATAAACTGTAATGTTTTTGTCTACTAATTGGAGAAAATCCCTATCACTAGAAACAATATAAGATTTTGAATTAAACCTTTTAGACATATCCTTAGCCATATATGCTATAATATCATCTGCTTCTAACTTATCAATAGATACTACATTAACTGGTAAGCATTTTAGATATTGAATAAGTCTTGTGATTTGGTCTACTTTAGAATCATTTTCTTCGTCAATATTATCAAAGGCATCCCAATTTGTAATACGGTTAGTATGTCTTCCAGATTTATATTCGGGAAGTAGGTACCTCCTATTAGTGGAGGCACCTACTCCATCGAATACAACATACATAGCAGTTGGTTGGATTTGATTTATAAGAGCACCTAAAGAACGGAGAAAGCCTGCTAAGCCCCCTATATGGTTACCGCTCCCGTTTATAAAATTTAATACGGCAAAGTTTCTCAAAAATAAATTGAGACCATCTATAAAAATGACTCTATCGTGTTGCCCCAGTTTGGCAGAACTTTCCCCTTGCTCAATATTATTGAGCATCTTTAAGTAATCTTTTTTAATCATTATTCGGGTTCTTTTTCGAAATGTGAAATTTCGTGTACTTCTTGATCTTCAGATATGATATCGAAATCAGTACCTCCTAAAATCTGGGCCCATGCTTGAGCATGATCAGATTTATATTGTTTGATTTCTTTATCATCATCATTAATAAACCCATGAGGTGTCATAACAATTTTACCTCGTGTAGTAACTCCATTAATGTGGTTTTTATCAATCTGTAAATTAGTACGCTTAGCAAATTCTACCTGCTTACCATCTTTAATTGCTTTAATTTTAGAGGTACCAGCATTCATAATATTACCGAATGTTACTACAAATGTTGAATCAAACCACATAGCATATCCACCCTTATTCATTAATTTAGGTTGACCCATAGGAGATTCTGCTTTTGCAGTCCAAACCTTATTGATACAAACTAAAGTATTAGTATAAGGGCTACTTTCTTTACGTGAAAGAGTAATACGTTGATTTACGTTGTTCCCAAATTGTGTAGACATCGCACCGGCATTCCACTCATTGTTGTTTTTATTAGACTTAATAGACATTTCGCAAGGTACTGAACCAATTGAATCCCATAAAAATAACAAATCATAAGGTAAGTCACCTTTTTTCTGTTCATCTAATAAATCTAAAATAAATGCAGCTACGTCTTCAATAGAATTGATAGTTTCTCTGTCTACATAAATAAATTGCCCACTATAGTTTAGAATTTCACCAGTCTCTTCATCGACCTCAGTATCTAATTCTAATCCCATTTGTTGAGCATGCTCCCAACTCCATTTCATCTCAGTAATAATAAATACTGGAAGAATTTTACGCTTCTGGGCTGCAACTGCTGTTTCAATTAAAGCAGTTGTTTTGCCCGTATCCGAATGTCCCCTAAGTAAAACAATATGTCCTTGAGGAATCCCAGGAATTGAAGTCACATCTTGAAATGCTTTAGAAAGCGGGATCCATTGTTGGTCCTTAAACTTAACATTAGAGTTAAGCATTTTCTTTTCCTTAAACTTTACAAGATCAAAGTTAGACTTTAATTCCTGGGAGACGGCAGCTGTTAATGATGCTTTTTTTCCTCTAGGCATTAGCTGAATAATTCATCAAATTTATCAACTTTGCTTTCTTTTTGGGGAGTCTTCACTGCATAATTGTTTTGAGACCCCCCTTTATCAAAAGGGAGATCGTCTGAGGTCTCTCCAGTTGTTTCATCCTCCGGGGCAAGGAATGTTTGAAGATTATTTTTCATATCTTCGAATGAATGACGCTTAAAAACTTCTTTGGGATTTGCTTGATCCTCTAACCATTTTTGGATTTGATCAGCTTCACCTAAAGGTGTTTGTTTAGTCTTAACACGAACTGATGACTTATTATAAGCCGTTCCTGTTACGTCTGGTCCTACAGTATCAACTGTAATGTCTCGTCCCTGATGGATGTCAGTATAATCACCAATATCATCATCATCAGCAAGTGATAAAAATTCTAGGTAAGTATTCTTACCAAACTGCCAAAGTTTAACACCTTGTTCTTCTTCCCCACGAACAATTACAGGAACGAAAACACGCATTTTAGGATCAAGCTTTTTAGCTAGTCTCCAATTTTCCTTATCGCTTGTCGTACGAAGTTGCTTCGCGAATTCTGCGATTGGATCTTTTTCACCAAAATTAATAGGTGAGATCATTGTGCGTTCTCCAATCCCATAATGGAAATATACTTCCGTAAAGGGGTTAGACTTGTTAAACTTGTTGGGAACAATCCTAATGGTTTGTTTACCAATACTCGGTTTCCAAAACAAACTCGTATTGTTTTGACCTCCTCCCTTGTTTGTTTGCTGCAGGGAGTTCAGCTTACTGCGAATTGCATTTAAATCCATAATATAACTAATTTTTAAAATGTAACTTTCCCTAAATATACGAACGTAAATTCAGGACCCCAAATTAAAGTTCAATAATTTGGTGGATTTTTGTTTTCAGCTGTTTTAACTCATTATGCTGGGTGAGTAGGATTGTATTACGATAGTGTTGCCAATTAACCCTATATCGTATATCAACAACTCCCCCATTCAATAATTTTATTAGCTCATTTAAAGCATTTATTGTGTAAAGGGTGTTGGATTCTTTTTTTCTATGTACTAGTATGGTATTGGGTAAAATCTCCTCTATGCTACTTGGCTCCACGTTATATGTACAAACAAATTCATCATTACTTTTTATATGTAAGACAAATATTTTTTTATAAAGTATATCGTAGCTAGATTTTACCTCTACCAGCGTCTTCTCTAATTCTTCCTGGGTAGTAAAGGTACAAAATAACTTGTTTTTCATTATTGTAGTTTACGTATAAATATTACACTTTTTCTAAAGCATTATAGTTATTACCCGCTTCTACTTTTACATTAAAATTGTACTCCTTAAACACATCTAAGATTGACTTAATCAAATCTTTTTCGGATCTATCTACATCTAAAAGAAATGAATCATAAGTATAATGTATAATTCTAGTTTTACTATGTTTTAATAACTTAATAATTTTCTCTAAAATAAGTACATTATAATACGTTTCCGTATTTTGAAGTATATAATTAAACAGTTTCTGTTTTTTCATATCCGTTTTAAAAACGTATCCAGACTTACAGACAACTTCTTCTTTTCTACTTATATCATCTATATATTTCTCAACTCGTTTAAAGAATTCCAGTTCTTTATACTCTTTAAATACTCCTCCATATAGTTGTTTAAACGTCAGTTCTTTAGCTTTCTTATAATCTACTCCGTACATATCAGCAAACGCTTGGTGTATGTCTCCCTCTTCGAATTTATAACCCACTAATTGTGCCGCTAGTGTGGGGTGATAAGCACTAATATCAATCTCTAGTAAAAAGTCATTATCGGGAATAAACGCTTCTCTACAACCCGATTTTTTATCCAAAGCAGCATAATTAATCCCCCCAAATGAGTTCGAAGGTCTCGTAGTTGTCGTTTTTAGATTAAACTGCGAGTAAGTCCAATCCCGTTCTACACCAAAATGCTCCTCAAATAATTTAGGATCTACCTTTAGTCCATTGGATTCAATCCAATAAAACACATTCGTAGCCTTACTATTGTAAAACTCAAAGTGTTGTGGTTTCTCCATAGCAAACACATGTTTAACAGCGTTGTATAGCGTTTCACAGCGTTCATAATGCTTTACTATCGGTATGATGCTGCCTATATTGGCTATTTGGGGGTATTTGCGATAGAAAAAGTCATGACAAGCAAACGAGTCTGGTATATCTGTAGGAGATATGAAATGTATGTCGCTAAGCTGTTTTAAAGGTACTATATGTAAGAATTCCTTCCTATCTGTTACAAATATCTCTTCAAATTCTCCTATTAGCTTATATACTTCTCCTAAATCACATTGGGTTGCCTCACTATGATCTATATTAACGATAAATCCTTTTCTATGGTTAATTTCTCTAATATAGAATCCTACTATACCCCTTAAAAAAGGGTGTTGGTTATCATTAGAAAAAAGAGGTTCAATGAATACTTTCTTGAACTTCTTTTCCCT